AGAAGTTGCATCTTTTCCAAATGGCGACCATGATGACTATTGTGATAGTATGACAATGGCTGTTATGAGATTTAGACAAGGTGGCTTTGTCACACTTGATGGCGAAGACGAAGGGGAAGATTGGTATCCTCGGTCACGAAGGGAATATTACTAATGGTAGGCAGACCAAAGGGAAAATTTACAAAGACATTAGGCGTAGACGTTCCACATCCTTTTGCTAAAAAAGTAGAGTCAAAGAAGAAAGGTCGTAAGCCAGTACAAGGTCCACCACCTCCACCAAAAAAGGTAGGTCGTCCACGAACAAGGGATTACATTCCACCGAAGCAAAAGAAGGTTGTGAAGCCACCTAGAAAAATTGTAATGCCTACAGGCAGAGCAATGGATGACGCTATCATAAAAATACAACAACAATTTTTGTTAGACAAAAAGAACTTAAAAAGAAAGAACGGTGGATATACTGTGACAAATCGCTTTTCTGATGCTATGCTACCAGGAAAGAAAAAAACAACGAGAATTACATAGTGGCAAGAAACGATACTGCATTTGAATATAGTATAGACCAAGCACAAAGACTTTTTGGTAAAGGTCTTGAGGTCATTGGTTCAAGGACTGGTATTGAATCTTTATACAACTACGGAAGAGAAGTTGTTGCAAAACAAGACAAAGACATTGAAGAGGGTAACTATCAACCACAATATACGATGGGACTTCGTGAAGCCTACCAACAAGGTGGACTTTCTGATGCGATTGGATGGGTAGCCGAAAAGACTGGTGAAAATATTGCAACAAGTGGTATCGCACTTGGTGGTGGTTTAGCTTCTGCTTTGACCGCACCGTTTAGTGTACCAGTTGCAGGTTTGATCGGTGGAGCGACTATTTTAGGATCTGGTATTGTATCTACTGGTGAAGTTGCAGAAGAAATGGAACAACAAACTGGCACATACAATGATGCAGTAGCCATTGGTGCTGGTACAATCATGGCGATATTAGATCGTTTTGGTGCTGGTCGAGTCATACCAAGAGACGAATTATTGTCTATGACTGGTAAAGAACTCATAAAAAAATTAGGAGAAGAAGGTAAAGTAGACGCTGCAAGAGAGATAGGAAAGCGTATTGGTAAGTCTGTTGCTTTTGAAGGTGGTACAGAAGGACTCCAAGAAGGCGTGGTTATGGGATCAACTGCCTTGACTGGTGGAGAATATACTGGTGAACAGATTGCCGATAGGTTACTTGAAGGTGTTGTACTTGGTGGCACGATTGGCGGTGCAACGACCACGGGCATTGAGACATTAAGACAAGGACCTGGAATCGTAAATCTTGTAGGTGATCTTTTCGGACCTGGAGGCCCGACACCTGGACAACAGTTAGCGATACAAACTGCTGCTAATTTATCTTCACCAGGCTTTGCAAGATTTAAAATAGATGACGCACCTTTGACCAACGCTGAGATTCTAATGAATGAAACAGCTGGGAGTGGTGGCCCACAGCGTACACCAGCAGAAAAAGCAGAAGAGACTCAAAACATTACATCAGATGACGATCCCAACATAGACGAGAACCAGTTTTTCTTTAACAAAGAACTTAAGGGTGGTTCAGTTGGAAATCCAAAAGCACAGAAAGAAGCAGAGGCAGAGCTAACAAAAATAAAAGATATTGCAGAAATGAATCAAAATTTGACTCAATACTCATTAGAAGAGGGTCTTGCTCCTAATAGAAATATCAAAGGTCCTTTGACTTCTAATGAAAGATTTGCATTACTTAGCGAAACAGACAATGAGATTAGACGAGAAGTAGGTAAAGCTAAAAACAGACAGAGACTTATTGATAGAGAAGATCCAGTTGTTTCTCCATTAAGAATTAAACTTGTTAAGTTTGGTAACAAAGTTGGTATGAAAACTCCTATTGACGTATCAGATTTATATAAAGAGTTACGATCTCAAGAAAGAAACAGAGAGGGTTCTGTTGGTTTTATTGGCAGAGATGTATTTAAGACTACAGAAGAAGATGAGGTTAAATACAAGCCAAGAGAAGGAAAAGGACAAGAATTTGGGAAGGCAGTTAAAGCTGCACCAAAACTACAAGATGGACGACCAAATTATGCTTCAATTCCTAACATTGATGATCTTGCAGTAAAGGTTACAGTTCCTAAAAGAGTTAAAAAAATAGTAACAACCTTTGATAATGAACAAGATGGTAAGTCAAAGATAACACATAACAGAGGTGGTGAGGCGTTTACTTCTGGTTTAGAAGAATATCTTGCAAGAAATTATAAAGAAAAGAAAACAATGGAAGAGATCATTTATGAATTTGATCGAATGAGACCTACCGTTAGACTTGAAGTAAGAAGTAAAAAAAATAAAAATTTGGGTGCTGATCAAGCACCATTTGTGAATACGCCCATAACTGCAGCGGATATTTTACTAGATCCAAGTTTGGCTCCTCCTGGCACATTACCACCAGAAACAGGGTATTCTGGTCAAAGAATACATAACTCATTTGCTATTCCAGATCCAAGGACTGGAGTTCTGATTCCTTTTTATGATGATCAAACTTACAATTCAAATCCTGCAATTCGAGGACAATCATCAAGTTCAGACTTTGAAATAGATGCGATTAGTGTTGTGGCACATAACCCAGACCATTCAAGGTTTGCTTCTGGCACATTGACAAAAAGTCCAATCACAAAAACTTTAAAAGAAAAGAAAAAATTTTCGGGTGCAAATGAAACAGTGGATACAAGAGAAGATGAAGATGCAAGACTAGATCCAGAAAATCAAGAACTTAAATATGTTGGTAGCCATGACTATTATAAAAAAGGTTTTGGTTATTCTAGAGCTATGGTTGTTGAGGGAACAGATGGTAAACTGTATGCGATACTAGAAGAATTACAATCAGATATTACTAGAACATATGAAAACTTACTTGATTTCTCTAAGCCAGAGTATGATTTAGCGTTAAAGTTTGGTGGGGTTCCAGAATTATTATCAGGTGCTATTGACACAGCATTAAAAGGAAACGATCCGTATCTCACAAGAAAAGCACCTTTGATAGGTACTCCACAGTTTTCGGACAAAAGACCAATTCAAAATCTTAGTCGAACAAGAGACTACGATTTAAATGCTCATAACCTTTTTACACCAAGTGAAAAAAATAAAATAAATGTTCTTGATGCGATGGATCAAGAAATGCCAGATGATGACGCTCCTTCACTATTTAGTCAAGACTTAACAAAAAGGAGAGAGGAACATGAAGAAGCAAAAACGAGGTTAGAGTTTTTAGACAAAGCACTTACACAAACTCAAAGTAAGATAGATAATTTTAGATTAACTGAAAGAGCACCACAAGAAGTAGAAAAGTTTAGCGAGATAGCTTTAGAGGATTTAATTAAGTTTAGAAAAACAGCCATACCTCGTATGAAAAAACATTTTGCAAAACTTAGAAATATTTTAATTACAGATGAAGTTTACCTATCGCAAGAAGAAAGAAACGCACTTAGAGCTCAGTTTCCAGATACAGCGGAAGGTCAAAGGCAGTACATGGAAGCACAGAGGGAAAGAACTAAAAGTGTACCTAGAGTATTTAGTTTTAGACAAAAAGAGGATGAACAACTCAATAAATTTGATGAGATGGTTCACAGAACTTTGTTTGCAGACGGTGACTTTGAAAGATTTATAGATGACTACAGACAAAAACTTGATGAAGAATATGATACAGATGCAGATACAAGAACAGGTGATGCTTATTTTGACAACATGGATGAAGCAGGAAGTCCGATTGATCGTCCTAGTGACTTAAGGGTTCAACAGCTTCAAGCCTTTTTCGCTGGAGCAACTGACAGTCCTGCGGAACAAGCTATAGAGGGTCGTTTAAGATTTGGTAAAGAAGCTATAAACTCACCTAAGATATCAAGAGATCATTTTGGAAGAGAAATTATAAGACTGTTTAATGAGATGGCTGGTTTTAGAGACAGTCCTCAAGTCAATAGTGCTGGCATACAAATAAAATATATAGACACTCAAACTGATGCACCAACAGCAGCAAGATTTAGAGATAAGTATGAGAGATATGGTGATCGTAATCCATCCTTTGATCGTGGTGGATCTGGATTTAATAGAGACGGTGTGGTTGCAGTAAATAAATTTATAAAGGGTAGTAAAAATCAAACAAGAGCAGCTGAACTTGGTCACAACATACTTTCTGGGGGAAAACTTAGTGCTACTAGACAAGGTTTTTCTCGTCAAGGTACTGAAAACAAAAATCTTTATGAAGCAGACAGAGATGTCTTTAGTCTAATTATGAAGCATATGCCTTTTGCGTCAAAATACAGTATGACCAGTAAAAAATCTAGGCAAGAAATGGCTGCCTATGATGCAGACGCAGGTCCTCAATCTGCTAGTAGACGAATGGATGCTATGCGAGATGCAGTCAGAGGAGCACCAGAATTACTACAACAAAGAAGTTTTGAAACAAAATCTTTAACTTACGATTTTGGAAGAAGTAAAGAAGATCTAGAAATAACACAAAGAGTTGACAGAGAACTTGAAAACGATCCAGTAAGACGTATAAGAGAAGATGCTGCTAAAATACTAGAAAAAAAATCTAGAGGCGAATATAAGTATTTTGATTTAACAAATGATTTTGATGACGATTACACAAGAGTTGAAAGACAAAATACTTTTTATGGAGGTATTGACCCAACAGATATGGAAATGGCAAGGGATGCCTTTGAAGAAGCATTTAATCTTGCAGTGTCAGATGCTACTTATGAAGCCATAAACGAGAAAGCTATTGAAACTTTAAAACATAATGTTGCTTCTCACCTTGCTAGAAAATACAAAGATCAAATTAGCAAAATAGATTTTGATGACTTAATAGGTGGTACATCAAGATTTGACAGTGGCACTTCTCCTAAGAAAGATGAAAATGGGCGTTTTTTAGCTCCACCAACATTTAGCCATAATTATGATATTTTAACAGAAAGTATCAAAGATTTATTGCCTGCTACTGCTGTTATCGAAGCAGAAAAGTTTTTAGCAGCAGAAATAGATAAGATGGCAGATAAAATAGGTTTTGTTCCAGAAGACGGTGGTTTTAGAAGATATATGAACGCAATCGATAGAGAAAGAGATACTGAAATTGGAGATCAAATGATCCAAACATATCGTAAAAAATTAGGTTTAGACGATACAGACAAACTTAAAAAGAAATTATTAATAGAGTCAATGGTTCACAGAAATAAAATTAATCCTCGTAGTGACACCAGTAAACTCGATGACGAGTCTAGAATAAAAAGTAAAAGAGATCGTGGAGAAGTAAGAGATAATTTATTACAAAGATTTAGAAATGTCGTGGGATTTGAAGATCAAGCTAAGTATTACGGAGATCTTAAAAAAATACTAACGCCAGTTCCTTATAACAATTTTGATCATGGTAATGCTTTTGATGGTAATGCTGATCAAGATCCCACAATAGGTAATTTTTATCAATTACTCAGCACTCCAATGTATAGAGGGTTTATGGAGGGAGATAAAGATAGAGCCGATAAGTTACAAAAAGATTTAGATTCAATTGACCAAGCAAGAAGCGTAGCAAAGAAAAAATTTGAAGATACAAAAGTTGCAGAAAATGATGATGCAGAAATAGATAGAAGACTTGGCTTGTTACAAGAACATATTGAAAAAAATGCAGAGAAATATAATTACACTCCAACAGAATTAATAGAGGCTCTAAACAGACTTATAGGACATAACGAAAAGACAAATTCTTATCGTAGAACACCTCACAATGCATCAATGACACAAACGGCAAAAGGATTAATGCACTCTCTAATACACAAAGTCACAGATCCAAGATTTGAACAATTATACGATGGTAGAAAAATAGAGGGAATTGTCATACCAGCTAGAGCAGATTTATATTTACCAAGAGCGGTTGAAGATGGTTCTCTAAGAAGTGATGAAAAAAGACGGAGTTTTGGTTTAGGTACATATGGAACGGCAGTTCAAGATATTATAAAACGATTTGAAGATGCTGGTGCAGGTGTAGATAGAGATAGAATGTTTGAAATGAAAAATCAAAGAGGAGCTACTCCAGAAGAGCGTTCAAGTAAGACAACAGCCACCTTGAGAAGACCAGTACAAGCTGTTATTGATTTATCAGAAGGTTCTGTTGGAAGACGACTAGCAGAAGGAAAGTTTACTTTTAAAGCAAAAGGTGGTTATATAGACCTTAGAAGAAAGGCGAGCTAATGGCAGAAGAAACTAGAGATTTACCAGAAATGGTAGAAAAAGCTATGGGAGCAGGTGGTGCACCCATGACTGTAGAACAACAACTTTCTTTAGAAATACAAGATGACATAGAACAATTACCAGAGGGTGTAGAACTCGATACTGGTGAGGAACCAGTTGTTGAACCAGAGGTTTATAATCATGGAGCTAATCTTGCAGAAGTCATGGATGAGGGTGATTTAGCTTCTCTTGCTTCAGAATTACAAGCCAAAGTCAAAGAAGATTTAGATTCTAGATCTGATTGGGAAGAAGCGATAGCCAAGGGACTTAACTTGCTTGGTATCAACTATGAAGATAGAAGTGATCCATTTCTCGGAGCGAGTGGTGTGACACATCCGTTATTGTCAGAAGCAACAACACAGTTTCAAGCACAAGCCTACAAAGAAATGTTACCAAGTGGTGGTCCAGTAAAAACACAAATACTAGGTGTGCCAACAAAAGAAACAGAAGATCAAGCACAAAGAATAAAAGATTACATGAACTTTCAAGTTATGGAAGTTATGGAAGAGTACGACCAAGACACAGATCAAATGCTTTTCTATTTACCACTTACTGGTTCTACTTTTAAGAAAGTTTACTTTGATCCAACCAAACAAAGAGCCGTGTCTAAGTTTGTCCCAGCCGAAGATTTGATTGTGCCTTATTCTGCTTCTGATATAAGAACAGCAGAAAGAGTGACACACATGGTACGAATGAGTTACAATGAAATTCGTAAACTACAAGTCGCTGGAGTGTATAAAGATGTGGAGTTATCTGCTACAGATTCTGGAGAAGATGAAGGATCTATCCAAGAAACAACTAATGAGCTTCAAGGATTATATCCAAATTATTCAGATGATAGTTACACCTTACTTGAAATCCATGTGGACTTGGATCTGGAAGGTTTTGAAGATATGGATATGCAAGGGCAGCCTTCGGGTATTATGCTTCCTTATATTGTTACCCTTGATCAAACTTCTGGCAAAGTTCTATCAGTGGTTAGAAACTTTAGAGAGCAAGATCCGTTAAAACGTAAGAGACAATACTTCGTACATTTTAAATTTTTACCAGGTTTTGGTTTTTACGGCTTCGGTCTTTTACATACAATCGGTGGTTTGTCTCGTGCAGCCACATCAATATTGAGGCAGTTAATAGATGCAGGTACTTTATCAAATCTTCCAGCTGGTTTTAAAGCGAGAGGTGTTCGTATTCGTAATGATGACGATCCTCTTAACCCTGGTGAGTTCAGAGATATCGATGTCCCAGGCGGAGATCTCAAAAATTCAATCATACCATTGCCATATAAAGAGCCATCAGCTACACTAGCACAACTTTTAGGTGTCATTGTTGACTCTGGTAGACGTTTTGCACAAGTTGCAGACGCAAAAATTAGCGATGTAAACTCACAAGCACCCGTTGGAACGACTGTTGCGTTGATTGAACAAGGTTCAAAGATTATTTCAAGCATACATAAGCGTTTACACTACGGACAAAAACAAGAATTTAGGATGTTGGCAGAAATTTTTGCAGAAAATCCAATGCCTTATCCGTATTTTGTAGGTAATGTAGCACCACAAATCATGGCAAATGACTTTGATGGGCGTATAGATGTGCTACCAGTCAGTGACCCAAGCATATTTTCTATGGCACAAAGGTTATCTTTAGCACAAACACAGTTGCAACTAGCACAAGCCGCACCAAATTTACATAATCAATACGAGGCATACCGAAGAATGTACGATGCTCTTGATGTTAAGAACATAGATGGCATTTTACCACCACCTCAACCACCTCAACCAGTAGATCCAGCAACAGAAAATGCTAATTCTATCAAAGGGATGCCTTTACAAGCGTTTCCACAACAAGATCACGAGGCACATTTGAGAGCACATGCTGTATTTTTATCAAATTTAGCGGCACAAACCAATCCTCAAGGTTATGCCTTGCTTCAATCTCATGTTCAAGAGCATGTTGGGTTATTAGCAAGAGACCAAGTAACCAAATTCTTCCAAACAGCGATGCAAGAGGCTATGGCAAGAGGAGAACAAGTGCCTCCACCGCCACCAGAAGCTATTGAAGCTGCAATATCGCAACAAATTGGTGAAATATTAAGAGAAGTTATGCCAGTTATAGAACCTGCACAAAAACCAGACCCACTTGTAGACATAAGACAGAAAGAATTAGAGAACGATACGGCTGAAATACAAAGAAAAGCCATAAACGACCTAATGGACTTCCAAATTGACCAAGCAAAGCTACAACAAGCGTTTGATTTAGCACAACAAAGGAAAGAAACGCAAGAACAGATAGCAGAAGACCGTAATGATGTAAATATTTACAGAATAAACACGCAGGCTTCTCTGAAAGGAAAGTAATATGGATCCCGCCACTATCGGTTTAGCCATTACAGCCGCTTCGAAAGCCTTCGGAGCCATAAAGGCTGGATTTGCCGCAGGTCGTGAAATAGAATCTATGGGAAAAGATTTGAGCCGTTGGATGTCCGCGGTTTCAGATGTGGATAATGCAGAAAAATCAGCGAAAAATGCGTCACCTCTTAGAAAATTATTTAAAGGAAAAGAGATAGAAGCGTCTGCTATCGAGGCTTTTACAGCAAAAAAGAAGATGGAAGCACAACGACAAGAACTCAAGTCATTTATCAATTTTCACTACGGGGCCAATTCTTGGAATGAGATTTTACATATGGAAAAAGAGATTAGGCTAAAAAGAAAACAAGAGATTTATGCCAGACAGGAGCTTATCAGAAAAATCTGGGAATACATAGGTTGGTTTCTCTTGTTTTGCACTATTGTAGGATTTATAATACTATTAGCTTGGATGTACAAAGAAAACAGAAGATGAAACAGAAAAAATTACAAGATAAATCTAAATATGCTTCTTATGACATCAATCAGGACGGTGTGGTTAGCGATGAAGAATTTGAACATATGGCTGAAATTAAAAGACTTGAACATGATTTACGAAAGCAAAGAGCACAAAGACGTATGGCTACTGCTAGTTTGGTTGCTATGGCTACTTTTACTGCTGCGATGTTTTTTGTCGATCTCGACAGAGTCAAAGCACTTGCCGATATTAGTAATCTGTTTTACATCACTGGCGGTGGCATCGTTGCTGCATATATGGGAGCATCTGCGATAATGAATAGGAGTGGCAAATGATACAAGCCTTAATAGGCCCAGCAACAAAGTTGCTTGGAAAATTTATAGAGGATAAAGACCAGAAAAATAAACTGGCACATGACTTGGCAACTCTTGCCTCTCGTCATGCTCAGGAACTGGCAAAAGGTCAGATAGCTGCAAATGCAGAACAGGCGAAACACCCTTCAATATTTGTTGCAGGAGCCCGCCCCGCCATAATGTGGATCTGTGCTCTCGGTTTGCTAACGCAATTTTTTATTATGCCTATTGCAGAGTGGGCGACAGCGATATGGATGCCTGAAATAAGTTTGCCAAAATTAGCCACGGGTGAACTTATGACCTTAACCCTTTCATTATTAGGACTCGGAGGAATGAGGTCATTTGAAAAAACAAAGGGTGTGGCTAGGGAGAACATGAAAAAATAACACAAGATTTATTTAGACATTTAAGGATACACACGATGACTAAAAAAAAGAAGGATCCTAAAGTTGGAACTGGAAAAAAGCCAAAGGGTTCTGGCAGACGCTTATATACGGATGAAAACCCTAAAGACACGGTTGGAATTAAATTTGCTACGGAGGCGGATGCCCGAGCAACTGTTGCCAAAGTTAAGAAAATCAATAAACCTTTTGCGAGAAAAATACAAATCCTTACAGTCGGTGAGCAAAGAGCAAAGGTAATGGGAAAGTCAAAAGTAGCTAGTATTTTTAAAAAAGGTAAAGAAGCAATAAGGAGAGCAAGAACATGACACGGATTAAACAATTTGCAAATGATATGGGTTTATCATACAATAAAGCCAAAGGTCTTATTAACAAAGGCAGAAAGTTAAAAGACGGTGGATCAACAGTATTGGAGAAGTATGTGTCTATAGAAATAGTACCTAAAAGAAAAACTGACAGAAGTCGTGCAAAAGAGAGAATGAAAGAAAAGAATAAGCCGAATAAAAAGCCAAAACAAGAGATTCAAGGTCGAGCTCCAGTTGAAGCAAAAGATGGTAAAGTCACTAGAATCAATAAAGAT